TCAATTCAAGTCAACTGTTGTCGTCGGAGAGAGCGGAATTGGTAAGACTGTGTGGGTTAAGCGGAAAGCCACTAAACCAGCCCTCTTTGTCTCCCATATGGACGACCTGCGAAAATTCGACCCAATACGACATAAGTCAATTATTTTCGACGATATGTGCTTCACCCATATGCCAACAACCGGACAGATCCACTTGGTTGACTGCTATGAGCCACGATCCATTCATGTCAGATATGGAACAGCAAGCATTCCTGCAAACACTGAAAAATGGTTCACTTGCAACAAGTTCCCCTTCGAAGAACACCCAGCAATAAACCGAAGATTAAATAAAATTATTCTTTATTAAATTAAGTTAGAACGTCCAATCACATCATTATTATTAGTAGTATAAGTATAGTGGTAAGCCTTCTGATAATTAACATCAAGAGATGCAATACCACGAATACCGGTAGTGGGGTCAGCCATAGCATTATAGAACACCACCAAATAACCTTCAGTTAAATTACCCTTGTAGTTAACACCATTAATCAAATCAGACTCTTTCAAATTATAATTTCCAGGATCTCTCATCTGCGTATTAAAGACCTGTCCATCACTAAGCCTCACCCTTCTTATTCGCTTCACAATACATTTCTCACCAAAAGCAGGACAATCAAACGGAGTCACTCCATCCACCTGAAAACTAGTAACCAACGTCGTATTAGGTATACTGCCTTCTAAGTTAATAGCATCATTCCATAGCACACTCAAATCACCTGTAGTAGTTCCACTCTGTGCATCACAATCCTTGCGAATTAAACAGTGGTAAAGATCAACTATCACAAGAGAGCCGAAAGTTCCCTCTCCAGTACCAGTTACGTTCTTGATACTCAAGTTCATACGAGCACTACGAAACCGCAATTGACTAGAGGCCAAGTTAGCATTAGGAGCACCACCATTCTCAGCAGTAAAGATATATGAAATATCACCATTCGCCCAATTAGAATTAGTACCGGGGGTAGCACTATTAGTACCATACCCATACAATGTAACACCAAAAGCACCTTGAGCAACAGACCCACTACTCGGAGTAATAGCCTGGTTCACAGTACGCGTTATACTTACAGTACGCATCCCCTGTAAACGATCAAGATTATAGGCAAAATTTTTCGCTGCACGGCGATGCCGTGCGCGTACACGCCGGGGCGCACGCTTACGACGATAGATCTGATGTTCATCATTCTGAAACGTCAAATTACCGTAATCACGTGACCGTGAACTTCTAGGAGCATTTCTACTGCCTGAACCGCGAAACGCACGTATAACTCTAAGACCTGTCGACAACCACGGGCGAGCTCTTTTTGCAAACCTACTGGCTTGGTTCATAAATGACCTACGCTTAATAGCAACCATAGCTTTACGGGAATCTTATTCGTAAAGCTATTTATATCCTACATTTGTCCTCAAATCCTCACTAATAGAGATCTTTTATACGGACCCCTGCAGAGGACGCCCTTATAGCAACACTAAGCCGGGGCTCCGCCCCTACACTAACCTAACCCCTGTTGATTATGTAAGCAATTTACTATATCGGGATGATCACTCAGCCCTCTTTCCTTATATAGAGTATTGATCAGATTAAGAATAAATATAAATAGACATCGTTTTTATATACTTTATGCGGTACCAAGGCAAACATTTTGGACTCACTTTCTCACAAGCAAATGGAATATCACTTGAACAACTCTACGACTCGCTCTTTAAACAGCCAAACATTTCATACCTATTGGTCGCTGAAGAATCTCACGAAGATGGAGGAAGACACTACCACGTTCAACTCTCTTACTTACGACGAAAAGACATCAAGAGCGCAAGATACTTTGACTTTGGAGGATGCCATCCAAATATTCAACTGCTACGTCAACCCGACACTTGGAACACATATTGCAAAAAGGATGGAAAGTTCAGAGAAAGCGGACCTTGGGAAGGCACAGGAGACTACGACCTCTTTGACTCTGCAAGACGAGACAACTACGAAGAGTTCATCACAAAAGCAATCGACAACAAGATTCTACCGGCTTATGCCACAATCGCTTGGAACTTCACTCATGCCACAGATAGTACTATCGAAGACGATACTACCATTGAAGGGACCGTCAATGAACACCTCAACTGGTATGAAGCCCCTATTCAATTCAAGTCAACTGTTGTCGTCGGAGAGAGCGGAATTGGTAAGACTGTGTGGGTTAAGCGGAAAGCCACTAAACCAGCCCTCTTTGTCTCCCATATGGACGACCTGCGAAAATTCGAC